CGTATAGTATTAATGGAGCATATAGAGTACCTAGAATGGCAAATACAGAGCTTAAAAGAAGAATTACAAACAATAATAAAGGAGTTAAACAAGCTATGATTATTAAAGACAACACACAACCCACTAAATGGAGTAAAGACCTTAAAGAGGACTTACAGCGAGTTAATAAGTATATTAAGGAGCAAAGGGAAGAAGTAGATAAGGGCATTAAGAACCTAAAGGACTTACACAGGTCTAGAGAGGATATTCTTCAGAGGGCTTTAGAAGATAACACTAACGAGGATAATTAAATGAATGTATTAAGTTTATTTGACGGAATGAGTTGTGGGCAGATTGCCTTAGACCAATTAGATTTTAATGTGGATAACTATTATGCTGCCGAAATTGATAAGTGGGCGATTCAAGTAGCTAAAAAGAATTATCCAAACACTAAACATCTTGGCGATGTAACTGAGTTAAAAGGTAGTGATTTACCTAAGATTGATTTATTGATGGGCGGTTCGCCTTGTCAAGGATTCAGTTTTGCAGGTAAGCAACTTAACTTTGATGACCCTCGTTCTGCATTATTCTTTGAGTTTGTTAAATATTTTATGCTTGAGAATGTGAGAATGAAGCAAGAATATCAAGATATTATTAGTGAGCATTTAGGTGTTAAGCCAATAATGATTAATTCAGCTTTATTATCTGCTCAGAATAGAGTTAGGTTGTATTGGACCAACATACCTGGCATTACTCAACCAGAAGATAGAGGTATTGTGCTTAAAGATATTTTGGACGATGGTGTTGTCTATGCTAGACACTTAAAACAGAAGCCAGAATTACAAAAATCAGACACTATAACTAACATCAAAAAAGGAACAAGTGGATATAGCTGGTTTATGGAACAACAAACTTATGCTTATGAATCTAAAAAAACACGAGCATTAAAAGCTGGTGGCGGAAGTGGCAATATACCAAAAGTATTAAGACCTTGCGAACTAAAAGAATTTAACCCAGATTCAACGTGCCATCACGCAGCAACCGCAACAGACATTAAAGGTAACGAATCAATCAAGCGTGTCTATGCTGATAGTGGTAAATCACCAACATTAACAACAATGGGTGGTGGACATAGAGAGCCTAAAGTATTGATTGAACCATTACCACCAACCTACCGAAAACTAACACCATTAGAGTGTGAGCGTTTACAGACTGTACCAGATAATTACACAGATTGTGTGAGTAACTCGCAGCGTTATAAGATGCTTGGCAATGGTTGGACAGTAGATGTAATTAAACATATACTAAGGAATATTGAATAAATATCATCTTTTACCTTTACTTTTGTCTAAAAGTATGATACAATAAGTCTAAGATTGAACATTAAGAAGAAGTCTACATAGTAACTGTAAAGGTACTACACTAAAGTAACACCTTAGTGAATACTTTTACTGTTACACTTTAAACTTCTACTGAAGTGGAATCTTAAGAACCTTAGAGTTACCTCACGACCACAAGTGACTCTAAGTATAAATAAATGGTGGTCGTAAATATAAAGGAGAACCTAAAATGGTTACTAAAGGAAAAGCAAAATATGTCTACTTAGACAGTACAGAGAGTTTCAATGGAGAGGACACAGGTAAGTATACACTTACGGTCGCTCTAGATGATTCCGAAGCGAAGAAGTTAGAAAATATAGGGGTTAAGGTGCGTACTGTAACACCTAAGGAAGGTAAGCCCTATAAGGCTAGAAAGTTTAGCACTAAGTACCCTCTAGGCTTTGAAATGATTAAGACAGCCGAAGGCGAAGCCATTGGTAGTGATTTTGGTCCTGAGTCTGACATTGAGGTCTTATGGAAGGCAGGAGCAGAACACCCTATGCACGGTGTCGCTACGTACTTAACAGCAGTTAAGGTTAATAACCGTACACCTGGTTATAAATCTGCAGATGCTGAAGCTGATGATTTCTTCGGCTAGTCGCTTAATAAGTAAACAGAGGTGTCCTCTATGTGCAGACATAGGTAAGGACACTTCAGGCAATGGGTTGGCTGTCTATGATGATGGTCATACCTATTGTTTTAAATGCGACACTCATTCAAAAGGAGAAAATATTATGGAGAGTTCCTACGAACCCCAACCACCACCTAATACTATTGCCCCTAAAGGCACAGCCAGAGTTGCTCTATCCGATAGAAGGATATCAGCAGACATCTGTGCTAAATACGGAGTAACAGTATCTTTTAATCCAGAAGGTAAGATAGCTAAACACTACTATCCATACTTTAACTCAGAAGACCAATTAATTGGTTATAAAGAGAGAACATTAGAAGATAAGCAATTTACAATCTCAGGAACTAATAAAGGTTCCCAGCTATTTGGTCAACAAGCGAGTAGAGAGGGAGGTAAATACTTAACTATTACTGAGGGAGAGATTGATTGTCTTTCAGTTTCAGAGATGTTTGATGGTAAGTGGTCTGTTGTAAGTTTAAAGAACGGTGCAGGAAGTGCTGCGAGAGATATCAAAGAGAACTTAGAGTTTATTGAGTCTTTTGAAAATGTAGTCTTATGTTTCGACCAAGATGAAGCAGGTAAGAAGGCTATTAAGGAAGTGCAGGACATCATTACCCCAGGTAAGCTAAAGATATGTAAGCTACCTATGAAAGATGCTAGTGAACTACTAATGGCTAATAAGGTTAAAGACTTTACGAGTGCTTGGTGGGATTCTAAGGTCTATACACCTGCAGGCATCATTAGAGGTTCAGATACTTGGGAACACTTACAAAGAGATGAACATTTAGTTACTGTTGAGTACCCTTGGCAGGGTCTTAATGATTTAACTTATGGCTTTAGAGCCAAAGAGTTAGTTACGATTACTTCAGGCTCAGGTATGGGAAAGACTTCAGTAATTAAGGAGTTAGAAGCATATATCTTAGATGCTACTGATGATAACCTAGCGGTAATTCATTTAGAGGAGTCGATTGATAGAGCTGTTAAAGGCTTGATGTCTATTGAAGCTAATTTACCTATTCATATCCCTAAGTATGAAGAGATGTTATCTAAGGATGAGAAGAAGAGGTTATGGCAGAAAGCTGTTGGAGATAAGAATGTTTATTTCTATGACCACTTTGGCAGTATGTCTGAGGACTCTCTACTAAATGTGATTAGAACTTATGCTAAAGCCTATGACTGTAAGTGGATTGTCTTAGACCACCTATCTATTGTCGTTAGTAGTCAAGAAGGTTTTGATGATGAACGTAAGCAGATTGATATGATTATGACTAAGTTGCGTAAGATAGTACAAGAGACTGGCATAGGCTTATTCTTAGTTTCTCACTTGAGAAGACCTATGGGTAAGAGTCACGAAGAAGGTGGACAGGTAAGCCTCTCAGAGCTTAGAGGTTCTGCCGCTATTGCTCAACTATCTGATATTGTTATTGGACTTGAGAGAAATCAACAACACGAAGACCCAATAGTTAGAAATCAAACTACTTTAAGAGTATTAAAGAATAGATTCTCAGGTCTTACAGGACCAGGGTGTAAATTACAGTTTGATGCAGATACAGGAAGATTAGCGGAGGTCAAAGAAGATGTTAGCTTTTTCTGACAACGAGAAGAAAACTTGTTTCTTTGATATTGAGACTAATGGTTTTGATTTAGGAAACACAGAAGTACATTGTATATGTGCTATGTTAGATGATGGTAAAGATACAGTATATAATTTTTTAGGAGAACGAAATGTTACAGAATTTAAAGAGTGGCTTATTTCAGAGGACGTACGAACTATTGTTGGGCACAACATTCTTGGCTTTGATATTCCTGTTATGCGTATGGTTGGTGGGTTCAGCTGGGATTCTGCTGTACGAGACACTTTGGTCTTATCAAGATTGGCTAATCCTTCCTTGGACGGGGGACACTCTCTCAGGAACTGGGGTGAAATCTTAGGAGATTTTAAGGATGACTACTCAGGTGGTTGGGAAGAGTACAATACAGAGATGCTAAAATATTGTCAGCAGGATGTCAGAGTAACTAAAGCTACTTACGATAGACTTCAGATACAGCTTAGAGATGTAGACCAGAGAGCCATAGACTTAGAGCACGAGGTCTTCAGAATCATCAAGCAACAAGAAGAGAATGGAATGCTTATCAATGAGAGAGGTGCTTATGACCTCTTGGCTGAACTAAAGGATAAAGTATTAACTATTGAAACTAAGGTTCACGAAAGATTTACACCATTACCTACGTGGACACCTCTAAACGTGCTAAAGAACCCTCTAAAAAAGGATGGAACTAACTCAGTAGCTTATCAGAAGCAATTGGACAGAGGTGCTCACTTCAATGAAGATAAAGAATGGGGATATATAGATTATCCTACGTTCAACCTAGGCAGTAGACAGCAGGTAGCTAGACACTTACAGCACTTCGGATGGAAACCTAAGAAGTTCACTGAGAAGGGTTCTATCATTGTAGATGAGAAGACTTTAGATGGTGTAGATATTCCAGAAGCTAAGTTAATTCTAGAATACTTCACTATCTCCAAGCGTGTAGCTATGGTTAAGAGTTGGATTGAAGCTATTGATGAGGAAGATGGTAGAGTGCACGGTAGAGTTAATAGTTGTGGTGCAGTTACTGGACGTATGACACACTCTAACCCTAACTTAGCACAAGTACCTGCAAGTTATTCACCTTATGGTAAGGAATGTAGAGCACTATGGACAGTTCCTGAAGGAAAGAAGTTAGTTGGAATGGACGCTAGTGGTCTTGAGTTAAGAATGTTAGCACATTATATGAATGATGAAGATTATACGGAGGAGATACTTAATGGAGATATACACACAGCAAACCAAATGGCTGCAGGACTTCAATCAAGAGATTCAGCAAAAACTTTTATCTATGCCTTCTTGTATGGAGCAGGTGACGGAAAAATCGGGGATGTCGTTGGAGGAACAGCGAAAGACGGTGCGAAACTTAAAGCAGAGTTCCTTGATAATACGCCTGCACTTAGAACTCTACGAGAGCAAGTTAACAGAGGAAGCTCTAAAGGTTGGCTTAGAGGTTTAGATGGTCGTAAGCTGTGGGTTAGGTCACCACATCTAGCACTTAATACTCTATTACAGAGCGCAGGTGCAATAGTTATGAAACAAGCCTTGACTTTGCTTGAAAAGTATGCTAGTATATACAATATAGATTACAAATTTGTTCTTAATGTTCACGATGAGATACAAAGCGAGGT